CCTTTAAGTGTTCGCACTTAATAAGTAGAATTTACAGAATACTATTAGGTGAAGAGGATATACCAACCTCTGAAAATAGTATATTTTTTAATAACAAGTCATACACCGATAAGGTAATGAATAAGTCTATCGATGATATGATAAAAGATAATAATAGATGATAGGAAAAATAGTAGGTGGCTTATTCGGCAAAGTAGTAGAAAATGCAGAAGGAATACTTGACAAAGTTATTACGACAGACAAAGAAAGAGATGAAGCTAAGCTTGCTCTTAAACGATTACTACTCGAGGCCGAACAAGAAGCTTTTAAACAAGAAGTCGAAGACAGAAAGAGCGCTCGTGATATGTATAAAGACGATGCGCTTATTCAGAAAATACTTGCAACATTATTCACGGTAGCATACTTCGGTTTAAGTTTCATGATGTTTAGATACTTCGTATTAGGAGATATAGACATGGGTGAATTTGAGATAAGTTTTGTCTCTACAATATTTGGTGCTATGAGCGCAAAAGTTAATACGGTAGTCGATTTCTTTTTCGGCGGATCGTCAAAAAAGAATGAACAACAAAATAACAATAAATAATTATGGGAATAAATTCACAAGGAGTTGCTTATGACTTCGGACAATTAGGTAGTGGTTTTGTAAATACTGCTGGAGCTTTTACTCCTCCAACTGGAAAGGTAATAGTAGCTATAACGTTTTTAGTTGCTGATCAAACTTTAGCTGGTTTGGTAGCAGATACAGCACAAGGTAATGATGCTGCCTTTTTCAGTCACTCAGCGGCTGTTACAGGTAATGGTGGTGGAGCTGATCCTACGGACTCAAGCACAAAATTTCCAGCTGGACTTACGATATATGGAAGATGGACTAGCGTTACTTTAAGTGGTGCAGATGCAGATGGTGGAATAATTTGCTATTTTGGAAACTAATGGGACTAGGTAACAACATGAGCATGGGTCAAGCTAGAGGCAAGGCTAAATCTGTTATAGCAAAAAGACACAAAGAGGTTACGGTAGCAAGAGGTTATAATTCTATAACATCTTCTCCAGTACAACCTAGACCTGCTTGTGGTTACCCGGGATCAATGAGTGAAACTTTTTATCACAACGGAACATCTGCGGCGCCTGATGTAAATGATATAATATACTCAACAAGAAGAGCTCGTTCTAATAATAAAATTACAGCTGGTCACTATAAGATAGTTGTCGGAAAATCAACCTATAGTATAGAGGTAGACTCTGCTGGTGTTATAAGATCAAGATCAAATTGTTAAATAATTAAATAAAATAAATTATGGCATATAAACATAATACAGTAGAATATGGGTTTGGACAAATGGGTAGTGTTTTTAGCGACACTACTGGAGCGATAGAACCACCAACAGACAAGGTGTTTGTTGCTATAACAATGCTAGCGGACACTGTATTTAATAGCACTAATGGCTTAGTTGCTGATAATAATACAGAAAACGGATTAGAATATATAGGTACTGGAACACTTGCTCATGACGCTGGCTCTAGGTCAACTACATCAGGTACAGGCGGCGACGTTATAGATAATGGAAATACTTTTCCAAAAGGAATAACAATATATGGTAGGTGGACCAAGATAACAAATAACGCAGCAACACCTATTATAGCTTATATAGGAGACTAATGTTAGGATTATCAAGTGGACTAGTGTTTAATAATTATCCTATTGAAATAATTCCAACAGATATATCTGATTTAGTAGGTTGGTGGGATTTTACTGATGCTTCATCAATGTATACAGACGCTGGGTCTACAAATGTTTCTTCTAGTGGAGATGTTATTGCAAGAGTGGACAATAAGGCTTATACTAATAATAATTCTCCATTAATGCTTGGTAAATTCGCTGTTAAAAGTGATGTTGGTGGAAGTGATTATGCTAATGGATATACAACCGGTGGTGCAAATGGTAAGTCTTATGTTAGTTTGGGTAGTACGGCTGGTTTTGTTTCTGGTTGGGCAACTAGTCACGGCGGCATACCACATGATTACGTTTACTCAAATATGAGTGCTGATCAAATACAAGGAGTTAGTGAAGCTGATATGAATACTAGAATTAGTAATTTTGACAGTAATTATGACAATGTTTTATCAACCTCTATATTAGATCCAGAAAATATCACTATATTTACCGTAGCAAAACCACCAAATGTTGAGTTTGTGGCAGGTGATTGGTTTCATTCTTCATCACAAACATGGAAATCAGTAATTAGAATAAGTGGAAAAACAAGTTCTAATGGTACTTTATCGTTACACTCTGTTGGCGCTGGTAATGGATCTAGCAACCCAGACTATTGGAATGCTGAGTTTGGTAGAACAAATGTATCAGCAAGCTATGGGACAGGTCAGAAAGTGATTGCTTATGGCAGTGGTAATGAACGTAATACTTTCACTGATCCTTCTCCCGATTCACCAGAAGTAACATCTGGAGCTCAAATCATCACAACAATAGGTGGTGGTAGTGGTTCATCAAAGCTTTATAAAAATGGAAACACTTCAGATGGTAAAGTTGATGGTGACTCAGGAAGCACTAAATTACACTTAGGTCACATTGGTGGTGCTGCTGGTAGTCATGATAGTCACAAGTTTGATAAAATAGAAATTGGTGCAAGATTTAATGCTAGTTCTGGTGGTAATCACGGAGCATTAAGTAGTGGTGCTTCTTGGAACTGGGGAGACACAGATGATTTAGAAGATGACCAATCAAATGGTATATATGAAATAATAATTTATAGTAAAAAATTATCATCAGAAGAAATAAGTGGTATAGAAACATACTTAAAAACAAAATACGGAATATCGTAATAATTAATAATTAAATAAAATTAAATAAAATGGCAAAAAAAGAAAAAACGGTTGAATTAAAACCTAGGGTAGATAAAATATCTAATGAACACTTAAGGGAACTTCAAGATATTATAAATACTATAAACCAAACTCAAATTCAGATTGGTAAAATAGAATCTCAAAAACACAGCTTATTACATGAGCTTGCTATAACGCAAAATAAGGTTTCTATATTTCAAGATACTTTAAACAAAGAGTATGGTAACGACGATGTTAATATAATGGACGGAACAATCAACTGGAAGGAAGATGAAAAATAATATTATTAGAAAAATTACTATAGGTAAAGACTATAAAAATGATTCCATGCATTATGCAGTTGACCAAGAGGTTTATGGAGGTCATAAAATTTGTGATATAATAGAAGAAGAAGATAAGTATTCTATTTATATTAGAAAAGAAAAAGTAGTTATACCTTGGAAAGATTTTAATAAAAATATGGCTATATCAGTTGAGTATAATCTAGAATACTAATGAAAGCTTACAAAGATTTTATAGTATCACCTATTGGTGATCGCTATAATAATTCTAAAAAAGTTGATGACAAAGAACTCATACTTAACACTGAGGTTTTTAATCATCAATATGTAAATAGACTAGCAAAAGTAATCGCTACTCCAATATTATTTCAATCACCCATTAACGTGGGTGATGAAGTAATAGTTCATCATAATGTTTTTAGAAGATGGCATGATGTTAAAGGTAGAGAAAAGAATAGTAGATCTTACTTCAAAGAAGACAAGTATTTTGTTACTGAAGATCAAATTTTTTTATATAATAAAAAAGCTACACCTGGTTTTAGTTTTGTTAAACCATTAAAGTCTAATGATACTTTTAGTTTAGAAGACGAAAAACCTTTAGTTGGTGTGATTAAATATTCTGATGGAACTTTTAAAAAAGAAGAACTTGTTGGTTTTGATCCAGTAAGTACATACGAGTTTATTATTGATGGGGAAAGATTATATAGAGTCTTAAATAAATTTATTACAATTAAATATGAATATCAAGGAAACGAAGAAGAATATAATCCAAGCTGGGCACAAAGCGGTTGAAGAACTAATTAAAGTTGCTAGAGAAGAAATAGTTGATTCAGATGAAGATATATCAGCTGATAGATTAAAGAACGCAGCAGCTACAAAAAAGTTAGCTATATTTGATGCGTTTGAAATATTAAACAGAATCCACGAGGAAGAGGCTATGCTAGAAGGTAAGCCTATAGAAGAAGAAAAAAAGACAACGTTTAAGGGATTTGCTGAAGGAAGATCTAAGTAATGTATAATCAAACGTTATATAAGGTTGTAGAGCCTATAAAATTAAACACCATTAAAAGATTAAATAAGTCTAAAAAATGGGAGTATGGTTACAACAAGGAAAATGATATTGTTGTAATATCTAAAACAGGTATGATAGGTGACGTGCTTGAAATACAAGGCTTTCAAATAGCTTTACCTAAACAACCAAAAGAAATATACTCTTGTAGTAAAAATAAATCAGAACAAAAATGGAAACAGTTTCCGCCTAATCCTGATTTTAAAAGAATTAAAACTGTATTTGATTGGCAAGACTATCCAGATGATTTTAAGGAAAAGCATTATGGATATATAGATGAAGAGTTTAAAAGAAGAGAAGAAGGTTTTTGGTTTATGAATAACGGTAAACCAACTTACATAACAGGAACACACTATATGTATTTACAATGGAGTAAAATAGATGTTGGTGCTCCAGATTTTAGAGAAGCTAATAGATTATTCTTTATATTCTGGGAAGCTTGTAAAGCAGATAAAAGAAGTTATGGGATGTGTTATTTAAAAAATAGACGTTCTGGTTTTTCTTTTATGAGTTCAGCTGAAACTGTTAATTTGGCAACTATATCAAGTGATAGTAGATACGGTATACTATCTAAAACTGGTGCTGATGCAAAAAAGATGTTTACAGACAAAGTAGTACCAATTAGTATTAACTATCCATTCTTCTTTAAACCTATACAAGACGGTATGGATCGTCCAAAATCAGAGTTAGCATATCGAGTTCCTGCTAAAAAGTTTACTCGTAAGAAAATGAGGGAGCGTGAAGAGCAAGATGACATGGAAGGACTAGACACCACTATAGATTGGAAGAATACAGGTGATAATAGTTATGACGGTGAAAAACTTTCTTTACTGGTTCACGATGAGAGTGGTAAGTGGGAGAGACCTGATAATATAAAAAATAACTGGAGAGTTACAAAAACTTGTTTGCGATTAGGTAGTAGAATTATAGGTAAATGTATGATGGGATCAACTTCCAACGCACTAGATAAAGGAGGTGATAATTTTAAAAACCTATACAACAACTCAGATGTCACGAAAAGAAATAAAAATGGACAAACTAAGTCGGGATTATATTCTTTGTTTATTCCTATGGAATGGAATTACGAGGGATTCATTGATGAATACGGACAACCTGTATTCAATACTCCTGAAAAACAAACATTTGATCCACATGGAGTAGAAATAGATTACGGTGTTATAGATCACTGGGACAATGAAGCTGAAGGTTTAAAAGATGATCAAGATGCTTTAAATGAATTTTACCGTCAGTTTCCTAGAACAGAAGAGCACGCGTTTAGAGATGAAACTAAAAATAGTTTGTTTAATTTAATAAAAATATACGAACAAATAGATTACAACGAGGGTAATAAAAATTCTTCTGTTTTAACAACAGGAAACTTTCAGTGGGCAAACGGTGTTAAAGATACTCAAGTTATTTTTAATCCAGATCAAAACGGAAGATTTAAAGTAAGTTGGGTACCAAACAAAAGTTTGCAGAATAGCGTTATAATTAAAAATGGCGTAAAATACCCAGGCAACGAACACATGGGTGCTTTTGGTTGTGACTCTTACGATATATCAGGTACGGTAGATAATAAGGGTTCAAAAGGTGCTTTACATGGATTAACAAAGTTTTCAATGGAAGACGCACCAGCAAATACTTTCTTTTTAGAATATATAGCAAGACCACAGACAGCTGAGATATTTTTTGAAGACGTTTTGATGTCATTAGTGTTTTACGGTATGCCACTATTAGCAGAAAATAATAAACCTAGACTTTTATACTATTTAAGAAGAAGAGGTTATAGGGGTTTTAGTATGAATAGGCCAGATAAAATTTGGAATAAACTATCAGTAGCAGAAAAAGAAGTTGGTGGAATACCTAACTCAAGTGAAGACATAAAACAAGCGCATGCCGCTGCTATTGAAATGTACATCAACGATCATGTTGGTTTATTGCAAGATGGAACATACGGTACGATGTATTTTAATGACGCGTTAAATGATTGGGCTAAGTTCGATATAAACAGAAGAACAAAACACGATGCTTCAATAAGTACAGGTTTAGCAATAATGGCTTGCAATAGACATTTATACAAACCAAATCCAGATAAGAAAAAAACACCACTAAACCTAAATATATCAAAATATGATAACAAAGGATTTCAATCAACAATAATAAAGTAAAAAAATATGACAGAGTCTGTTATTAATTTTCCATCACAAGCAGTTAGTGATATAGAAAAAATGTCCCATGAATATGGTGAAAAAGTAGCAAGAGCTATAAGATCAGAATGGTTTGAAGGTGACAACAATAAGTTTTATGGAAATATAAATAATTTCCATCAACTAAGACTGTACGCTAGAGGTGAGCAGTCGGTGCAAAAGTATAAAAATGAATTATCTATAAATGGTGATTTATCATATCTTAATTTAGACTGGAAGCCAGTTCCAATTATTCCTAAGTTCGTAGACATAGTAGTAAATGGCATGGCTCAAAGAAATTATGAAATAAATTGCTACTCTCAAGATCAATACGGAGTAAGCAAAAGAACTGAGTACATGGAGTCTATACTTCGTGACATGCGTACAAGAGAGTTTAATGACATGGCTAAAATTGCTTTTGGTGTAGACTTGTATGAAAATAAGCCAGAAGAACTTCCAGATACAGAAGAAGAACTAGCGCTACACATGCAGCTTAACTACAAGCAAGCCGTTGAGCTAGCCGAAGAGCAAGCTTTAAGTGTTTTAATGGAAGGTAGCGATTATGAACTAGTAAGAAGAAGATGTTTATATGACTTAACAACAATAGGTATTGGTGCCACTAAAACTAGTTTTGATTGGAGTGATGGAGCAAGAGTTCAATATGTAGATCCAGCTAATTTAGTTTATTCATATACTGAATCCCCATACTTTGACGATATATATTATGTAGGAGAGGTAAAAGAAATACCTATAAACGAGTTAGTTAAAGAATTTCCTGAATTAACAGAAGAAGATATAAAAGAAATAACAGAAGCTTCTGGAACAACAAAATACAGTAGAAGTCGCTATAACGTTAATACTGATAAAAATAAAGTTGAGGTTCTTTATTTTAATTATAAGACTCACACCAATGATGTTTATAAATTAAAGAAAACAAATAGTGGTGCAGAAAAAATAATACAAAAAGACGATTCATTTAATCCGCCTGAAAACAAAGAAGGAGATTTTAGTAAACTAGAAAGAGTTATTGAAACACTATATGAAGGTGTGTTTTTAGTAGGCTGCCAAAAGCTACTTAAATGGCAAATGGCCTCTAATATGATGAGAAATCAATCTAATTTTAGCAAGGTAAAAATGAATTACCAAATAGTTGCACCAAGAATGTATCACGGTAGAATAGAGTCTATAGTTAGTAGAATAACTGGTTTTGCTGACATGATACAGTTGACACATTTAAAGCTACAACAAGTTATGTCTCGTATGGTACCAGACGGTGTGTTTTTAGATGTTGATGGTTTAGCAGAGGTTGATCTTGGTAATGGAACAAACTATAACCCACAAGAAGCTTTAAACATGTTCTTTCAAACCGGTAGTGTTGTTGGTAGAAGTTTTACTTCAGAAGGTGACATGAATCCTGGTAAAGTTCCTATTCAACAAATTAACAACAATGTAAATAGTAATAAAATACAAAGTTTAATCACAACTTATAACTACTACTTGCAAATGATAAGAGATGTAACAGGACTTAACGAGGCTAGAGATGGTAGTATGCCAGACAAGAACGCTTTAGTTGGTGTACAAAAATTAGCTGCTGCTAATTCAAACACAGCTACAAGACATGTACTACAGTCTATGCTCTATTTAACTGCTGAGGTGGCTGAGTGCCTTTCTTTAAGAATATCAGATATTGTAGAGTACTCTCCAACAAGAGAGGCTTTTATTCAAGCTATTGGAGCACACAATGTTGCTACACTTAACGAGTTAAAAGAATTACATCTTTATGACTTTGGTATATTTATTGAGTTAATGCCAGATGAAGAAGAAAAAGCTATATTGGAAAACAACATACAACAAGCTTTGGCTCAACAAACATTAGACTTAGATGACGCTATTGATCTTAGAAGTGTTAGAAATATAAAACTAGCTAATCAACTACTAAAAGTTAAAAGACGAAAAAAAATGCAAAGAGATCAACAGCTCCAACAGCAAAATATAAAGATACAGTCTCAAGCTCAACAAGAACAAGCTGCTGCTCAAGCTCAAGCTGAAATGCAAAAAAGCCAAGCTCAAGCAGATATAGATAGTAGATTAGAAACTATTAAAAATGATTTAAAAATAAATTACCTTCAACAAGAAGTTCAGTCTAAAAAAGACTTAATGATGTTGGAGTTTGAATTAAACTCTAGAGTTAAAGGTATGGAGAAAGAAATCAATGATGAAAGAGAGTCTATGCGTGAAGATAGAAAAGATCAAAGAGTTGACAGACAGGCTGCTCATCAAAAACAAATGATAGGACAAAGAAAACAGGGTGATTCACTTAATAATTTTGAATCATCAGGTAATGATATAATTACGGGAGGAGTGGGTTTAGATAGGTTTACTCCTTAATATTTAATATTTTATAAAATTTTATTATGACAGAAGAAAACAAAGAGGTACTTGAAGAAGTAACCGAAGAGCAAGTTGAACAACCTAAAGAAGAGGTTGTTGAAGCAAAAGTAGATGAATCAAAGTTTGATAGCGCTGGTAATCCAGATATTATTAAAATTGATTTAAGTAAACCACCACCTGAAGAAAATAAACAAGTTAACGAAGAGGTTTCTGAAGAAGTAAAAACAGAAACAACTGATGAGGTGGAAGAACAAGAAGTTCCAGTTGTTGAAGAGGTAACAATGGAAGATCTTAAGGAAGATAAAGAAGAAGTTGTGGAACAAGTTATAGAAGAAGTCGTAGAGCAACCCACACAAAAACCTATAAGCGAGTCAAAACAACCTGAAAAAAAATTACCAGAAAATATACAGAAGCTTGTAGATTTTATGGAAGAAACAGGTGGTGATATATTAGACTACGCTAACTTAAACAGAGATGTGTCTAAGATGGACAACTCTGATGTACTTGATGAATACTATCGCGCAACAAAACCACATTTAACAGCTGAAGAAAGAAGTTTTATGTTAGAGGAAGAGTTTAGTTACGACGACGAGGTTGATGAACCTAAAGACATTAAGAGAAAGAAAATAGCCTTAAAAGAGCAAGTTGCCAAGGCTAGAGCCTACTTAGACGGGCAAAAGTCTAAATACTATAAAGAAATTAAAGCTGGGTCAAAGTTGACTCAAGAACAACAAGAAGCAATTGATTTCTTTAATAGACACAATAAAGAATCTGAAGAACAGAGAGTATTATCTGAAAAAGCTTTAAAATCTTTTAACGAAAAAACTAATAGTGTTTTTAATGAAAATTTCAAAGGTTTTGATTTTAACGTTGGAAACAAAAAATATAGGTTTAATGTTAAAGATGTAAATAAAGTAAAGGAAACTCAAAGTGATATATCTAATTTTATTAATAAATTTGCTAATAAAGATAGATCTGAAATAGAAGATATCGCTGGTTACCATAAATCTTTTTTTACAGCCATGAACGCTGATGCTATTGCTAATCATTTTTATGAACAAGGTAAAGCTGATGCAACAAAGGATAGAGTTGCTAAAGATAAAAACATAAACTTAAATCCTAGACAAACACACGGCGAAGTTAACGTTGGTGGTTTAAAAGTTAGGGTTTTAGGTGAAAATACCTCTGATATGAAAAACAGATCTTTTAAAATTAGAAAGAAAAATTAACTTAACAAAAATTTATAATTATGGCAATTACTCCAGGAACGCAGAGTCGTGGCGCGGCAGTGCAAAAAGTGACTTCTGCAAATTATTTAGACATCCAAACTGATGGATGGGCAAAGCAGTATCTTCCTGACTTAATGGAGAAAGAAGCTGAGGTGTTCGGTCAAAGAACGATCTCAGGTTTCCTTGCTCAAGTAGGTGCAGAAGAAGCTATGTCAGCTGATCAAGTTATTTGGTCAGAGCAAGGTAGATTACATCTATCTTATAAATGTGATATGTTAGATGTTACAGCTAGTACAATTAATATTACTCATAATATTGACGGTGTGGCTCAAACAACAGATCACGGTATTAGAGTTGGTGATCAAGTATTAATCTCAGGTGGTTCAGGTGCTACTGTTACAGCTCGTGTAAGTGTAGCTGCTGCAGGTAACCAAACTATTACTGTACAGCCTTATGGCGCTCAGCATATGACAGACTTGTCTTATGTTAATGGTGACAACGACTGTAGAATATTAGTATTTGGTTCTGAAAACGCTAAAGGTGTAGGTTACGTAGGTGGTAGATCTAACGAACCTCAATTCACTACATTTACTAACAAACCAATTATATTAAAAGATCAATACGAGGTATCAGGTTCTGATGTTTCTCAAGTTGGTTGGGTTGAAGTATCTGGTGAAGATGGTCAAAATGGTTACTACTGGTACCTAAAAGCTGAAGGTGATACAAGAGCTAGATTCTCTGATTACTTAGAAATGAGTATGATTGAATCTGAGAAAGTTGCAGGTACATCTGATATCGCGTTACCAACTGATGGTGGTGCTGGTACAGCAGGTACTGAAGGTTTATTCGCTGCTATAGAATCTAGAGGTCATCAATCATCTGGTGTAACAGGTGTTAATGCTGCTACTGATTTAGCAGAGTTTGATGCTATTTTAGCTGAGTTTGACAAAAATGGTGCTATTGAAGAAAACATGATATTCGTAAATAGAGCTACAGCTCTTGCGATTGATGACATGTTAGCTTCTATGAATTCTTACGGAGCTGGTGGTACTTCTTACGGAGTGTTCGACAACGACGAAGATATGGCATTAAATTTAGGTTTCTCAGGATTTAGAAGAGGTTCTTATGACTTCTACAAGTCTGACTGGAAATACTTAAATGATTTAGCTACAAGAGGAGGTATTAATGATAAAGCAGCTACAGATGCTATTAGAGGTGTTATTATACCAGCTGGTACATCTACTGTTTACGATCAAATGTTAGGTAAAAACCTAAAACGACCTTTCTTACATGTTAGATATAGAGCTTCGCAAACTGAATCAAGAAGAATGAAAACATGGATCACAGGTTCTGTTGGTGCTGTTACTTCTGATTTAGATGCGATGACAGTCAACTTCTTATCAGAAAGATGTTTAGTTACTCAAGGTGCTAATAACTTTATGTTATTAAACTAGTACTTATTTAAATATAGGGGCAGCAATTAGCTGCCTCTATTTTTTATTAATTTTTATTATATTATATTATGGCAAAAAAGAAAAAAGAAACTATAGTTGAAGAACCTGTAGTTGAAGAAACAATGGTTGTTGAACAACCTAAGGTTGAAGCTCCTGAAACAAAAGCTAAAACAATTGATAGTTGGGAAGTAAAAGACAGAACTTATTTACTTTCTAATAATAAAAAACCTTTAAGCAAAACTTTAAAATCAGCTAACATATACTATTTTGATGAGGAGAAAGGTTATGAAAGAGAGTTAAAGTATTGTGAAAATCAACAAACTTGTTTTGTTGACGAAATGAAAGGTGATCAAAGATTATCTCATATAACTTTTAGACAAGGTATACTTTTTGTTCCTAAAAACAAAGTTGTTTTACAAAAATTATTATCACTATACCATCCAATGAGAGATAAATTATTTTATGAGTTAAAACCTCAAGCTATAGCTGCTAGTGAAATTGATATTATTGAAATGGAAATAGAGGCTTTAAATGCTGCTCAATCTTTAGATATAGATATGGCTGAAGCTGTCATGAGGGTAGAACTTGGCTCTAAGGTTTCAGAAATGAGTTCTAAAGAACTTAAAAGAGATTTACTACTATATGCTAAGAAAAATCCAGAATTGTTCTTAGAACTAGTAAATGATGACAACGTTCAACTTAGAAACTTTGGTATTAAAGCCACTGAGCTTGGTATTATAAGATTATCTCAAGATCAGAGAACTTTTAAGTGGGGAACTAATGATAGAAAATTAATGACAGTTCCTTTTGATGAACATCCATATTCAGCATTAGCTGCTTGGTTTAAAACTGATGAAGGTATGGAAATATATTCAAATATAGAAAAAAGATTAAATTAATATCTTTTATCTTAATATTAATAGCCACTCATTAAGGGTGGCTATTTTTATTTAAGTGCTAACCTTTCCACTTATTATGTAACTATAATATAGTAAAATATATATATTATTATGCAATCAAAAGGTTTAGGTGATTCAATAGAAAAATTTACTAAAATCACAGGTATAAAATCATTAACTCAATTTGTGGCTAAAAATGTAATTAAAAAAGACTGTGGGTGCAATAAAAGAAAAGAATGGTTAAATAATAAATTCACATATAAAAATAAATAAAATGATAAACATAGATACAGTATATCAAAAAGTTTTAGCTTTAGCTAATAAAGAACAAAGAGGTTATATAACACCTCAAGAGTTTAATTTGTTTGCTGATAAAGCTCAATTAGATATACTTAACTCTTATTTTCATGATATAAAAACAGCTCATATAAAACCAAAAAATCAAACAGGTTATGGTGACGAGCTAGAAATGTTGTCAGAAAAACTACAACCATTAACATCCACTACGACAATTAGCAACGATGGATCTAGTGCAACATTAACTCTTCCAACAAACTTATATAAAATAGATACAGTGTTTAGAGCTGAAGGAGAAGTTGTTGAACTAAGTAAAAAAGAAGTTTTATTAACTGAAAAAAATCCATTAACAAAAGCAACTGTAAACAGAACTGTTTACGTTAGAGAAAATAGTGATTCAATTAAATTGTATCCAGCTCCAACTGGTACAGTTGATAATCCTATATCATTTGAAATACAGTTTTTTAGAAAACCAACAACACCAAATTGGGGTTACGTGGTTGTGAATGAAAAAGCACTATATAGTTCCACAACAAGTGTAAACTTTGAGTTACATGCTTCAGAAGAAGAAGCTTTGGTTGGTAGGATATTAGAGTTAGCTGGTGTAGCTATGAATAGACCAGACTTACAGCAAGTGGCTATGGCTGATAAGCAAATGATTAAACAAGAACAAAATAATTAATTATGGGATTATTAAACGATCAAACTCAAAACTCTTATTATACTGGAACAGACTTTGGAACATACCAGTTTGTTTCTCTTGATAATATTATAAATGCTTTTATGTTTGCTTACATTGGTGAAGATAAAATAATTCCAAAAGCTAATAGAACTGACGTGCAGTTTCATGCTATGCGTGCAATGCAAGAATTATCATACGATGTTTTTAGATCGATTAAATCTCAAGAAATAGAGGTTCCTAACACGTTGAAGATGGTACTACCGCAAGATTACGTTAATTACGTTAAGGTGGTTAGAAGTGACTCTAATGGTATAGAAAGAGTATTGTATCCAACAGGTAAGACGTCAAACCCATTTGCTATAACTCAAGATGCTAATGGAGTTTATCAGTTTAAAGATGCGGATAATGATGGTAGTTTAGATAATTTACAAGAGCAAACACCTAGTGATACATTAACTAAATACAACGACGACGTTGAAGTGGATCCATATTCTGATGATACAACTGATATTCTTATAGATAGTAGGGGTAGAAGATACGGATTAGATCCTCAACATGCGCAATCAAATGGTACATTTTTTATAGACTATCATAGAGGTTATATACATTTTGGCTCATCTTTAGCTGGTGAAACAATAATATTAAAATATATAAGTGATGGTTTAGGTACAGATGCGGAAATGGTGGTTCACAAGTTTTGTGAAGAAGCTGTTTATAAACATATAGCTTATGCTATATTGTCTACGAGATCTAACATGCCTGAGTTTATAGTTCAGAGATATAGAAAAGAAAGATTTGCAGCTACTAGAAAAGCAAAAATTAGATTATCTAATATTAAAATGGAAGAGTTTACTCAAGTTTTAAAAGGAATGAGCAAACCAATAAAGTAATATTATGCCAGAAATAAAACATACTTTTACAGGTGGGAAAATGAACAAGGACCTTGATGAAAGACTTGTTCCAAACGGCGAATATAGAGACGCTAGTAACATTCAAGTTAGAACAACTGATGGAGATGCTGCTGGTACAGTTCAAGGTATAAAAGGTAATACACTAATAGGTACTTTTTCGAACGTAACAAATCCGTTAACACAAAATAAAACTAAATCAATAGGTAGTGTTACAGATGAAAAAAATGATAATATATATTTTTTCATGGCAGCGCCACCCATAGGTTCAATCGGTTTAAATAGTTTATCTTCATCTAGCGTGTTAGTATTTTCAGATAGTATAATACAACAAAATGTTGATGGCACTACAACCCCTGTTGTTATCGACGAACACACTATATTAGTTAGAGCAAAAGAAGCGTTTGGCACTAATAGCTCAATATCTGGTTATAATTCTGACAATACTCAGTGGTCTGAGTTGGAAATAGCAAACACAAGTCTATTAGACAAGGTAAGAGTTGGAATGCAGGTAGAGATATTTAACGCTGATGGAGTTAGTCAAATTAGTAATGCTATAATTAAAACTATATACACTAACACGATACCTGGTCAATCTGGAACAAGAATTGTTTTTCATACATTCTTTAACAACGCTTCAACTATTGGTACTCTTATTGACAACGACACAGCTTGGGTTAAGTTTTCTGCTCCTAAGGTTTTAAATTTTAATTACGATAATCAAATAACAGCTATAAACGTTATTGATAACTTGTTGTTTTGGACTGATGGTTATAGTGAACCTAAAAAAATAAATATAGATAGATGTATAGCTGGAACACCACCTTTTTCTGAATCTGAAGAATACGTATATAATGGTGATTTTACAGAAGATATAACTATATCTGAAGAGTGGAGTGTTACTGGTGGGGTTACTAAAGGCTATAGTTTAAATGAAGATAGTACTGTAGTAACACCTAGTGTTTATAATGATTCTGACCAATTGTATATAAATGGAATACAACATTGGAACACAACTGTTGAAAATGGCGCGAATAACGGTCAACTTCAACAAATTGTAACTGGACTAACTATTGGTGACACATATACATATTCTTTTGATTACAATGTTATTAGTGGCACGTTAACATCGGACTTAAACAACGCTGTTGATGAAAATGCTTCTTTAACAGGTATTGGAACATATAGTCATACATTTATTGCTGGAAGCGAACAACTAAATATTATATTCTACGGAATACAAGCAACTCCACCGAGTGACGGAGCTGTTTTTGCTTATATTAATAATGTTTCTCTTTTAACTTCGGCGGTATCAAAATATAACCACACTAAACTTTTCGTGCAAGATCCAACAGATTTAGGCTCTCAATCTCTTATTCCAGTAACTGATTTAGAAAAATACGGATTCGAGGGAGATGTTGTTGATGGTAGTTTAAAAGAAGAACACATAACAGTTATACGTAAAGCCCCAACCAAAGCGCCTTCTCTTACAATGAATGCTACAGAGAGAGGAGAGGGTTTAGCTGAAGTAAATATAACTAACTCTCCTTTTGTTGATGCTGAAAACGCGTTAGCAGTTGATTCCAATGATATAGTTGTATTTACTGACGAACTTCTTGCTAATACATTGTTTAGATTAAATGATTTACTAGATTTCACCTCTGAATATATTGAATCAGATGCTGACGATACAGTAGTTGCATCAGAAACAATTAAAGTACTTTGTAGGTTTATTTCATACTTAGATCCTTCAGACGGCGAGGAAACTGATGAGTCAACTGAAAAAATAAAAGTTGAAGTAGTTTCTTATCAAGGTGAAAACTTAAATACCACTGTTACAGATTGGAATATTAGCTTAAGACAACAACCACCTTTATTTGAATTAAAGCTAGGAAGATTTGCTTACAGATACAAGTATGAAGATGGTGAGTATTCTAGTTTTAGCCCTTGGTCTGAGTTAGCATTTTTACCAGGAGATTTTGAGTATAAAGTTGAAAAAAGTCACAATGTTGGAATGAAAAACAATGTTAGAGAAATTATCATAAAAGACTTTGTTCCATTTAAAACTAGGCCTTTAGATGTTTCTAGCATTGACATAATTTATAAAACAACAGATTCACCTAGTATATATGTTGTTAAAACTATTAGTAGAGGTGTAGATGCTGAGTGGGAGTTGTTTACGCCAAATGATACAGATCCAACACAAAAACTTTCTGGAGAATTAAGTATAACATCAGAAAGTATACATACACTTTTACCAGAAGATCAAGCTTTAAGAAGCTGGGATAACGTACCTAGGCACGCTAATGCTCAAGAGATAACCTCTAATAGACTTTTATTTGCGAATTATACTCAGGGTTATGACATACAACTTCCAGTTGGATTATCTCAAGAAGTTATTAGTGAAACTACCCCAGTTGGTGTTCCAGCTAAATCTTTAAAATCTATTAGAGATTACAAATGGGGAATGGTGTTTGGAGACAAGTACGGTAGAGAAACACCTGTTTTTTCTTCTGGTTATACAACTGGATACGCAGATAACTATACTAGCTTAACAGGAGATATCTCTTTGTCTAAAGAATTTTCAAGTACTAAAAATTATTTTAGAATAAAGCAGCGATGGGATAATCCTGTTAACGACAATAATGAGCCTCCTGAATGGGCTGATTATGTAAAGTATTATGTAAAAGAAACATCTAATGAATACTATAATTTAGTTTTAAATAGATGGTATCGCGCAGATGAAAAAGGTTCAACGGTTTGGCTATCATTTTCTTCGGCAGATAGAAACAAAGTTGATGAAGAAACTTATTTGATTTTAAAAACTAAAAACGGAACTGCAGAGCCAGTTAAAGAAGAGGCTAGATATAAAATAATAGCAATAGAAAGTAATGCCCCTGATTTTATAAAAACAAAACACAATGATATAGGTACGGTTCGAGCTCTACCTGGTGATGGGCAAACAGGTGTTAGTATTTGGGAAAATGCAGCAGCAGATGTTACAACTACTGAACCTGTTACACTATTAGATGACTCTACTAAATCTATTCAAATTGATATTGTTCAATGGGACGGGCTTTTTGGAATGGGTGTTAATAGCTCTGATGATAGACCAAAAACAGAAAGATCAAAACTAAGTGTTCAAATATGTGGTACGGATGCAACCGGTGTTAAAAAATACAGTAAATGGAATGAAGTAACAAACTGGAAACAAAGAGGTAGTGGTGGATCAACGTCAAACAATGGTGTTTCAGCTGGTGGTGATTTTGAATTCTTTTATGCTGAACCATTTGGACCAGACGCTAATATGCACGCTAGATTTGTAGCTGATACTTCACTTGATTATAGTGGCGGTGTTGTTACTGGTTTAAGATACGATCTTCATTTTAAAGAAGAAACAATAGAAAATAAACCAGAATTTGATGGAAGATTTTTTGTTAAAGTAGAAGCTGACCCCGTGCTAGAATCAAAAGTTTTACTTAGCTCTGAAGAATATGAAGAGTATGTTAATTTAGGTATTTTTAATGTGGATTACGTTGCAAGTCAAGATAGTAATCCAGCTAATTCAGGAACATATCAAGGAACTTCATGGGTGTATGGTCAAGGCGATGGATGGTGGTACAACTCTTTTAATATGGTTGGTGGTTGGACTACTTTAGCCAACGGTGGATCTGATCCAGCTTGGGATGACGATCAATGTACAGGTTGGGGTTGTGATTATGATGGACCAATATCGCCAAGTTGGGGAGATTATGGTGAAAATGGCGTATACAAGTTTTCAAGAGGTAGTTACTACGATCCTTTTATTTACTTAAATCCACCAAATGGAGGCGATAATTGCTTTATTCAAATACCAACTAAACTAGAGCATGGTTTTGGTTATTATTCATTTAAATCAGTTACTGCAGATTTTTGGGCAGCTAGAAAAAGTAGTGTAAATAGTAGACCATTTATTGACCAAGCTAGGTCTAACTCTAAGGATCATAATGGACTTTCTGTTGGAGAAATTTCTCAAAATCTAGCAACAGGTCTTGGCTTGGGTTCAACAACACCAAGTAATGGTCTTGGAAGACTAGAGTTTGCTGTTGTTGGTTATAGTGGCTATGATTCAATGGAGCCATCTGATAGTTATTTTATGCAAGAAATGAGCACGTTAGGCACTCATTTTAGCTTTGTAAGTGATCCAAGCAACATATATAGAGTTATCGCCGTAGAGGATTATGACAATGAGCGCAATGGAATGTATTGGGATGGTGGAACTTATTATGGTAGAATAAAAAATTTAACATCTTTTTCTGGTAATAATGCCAGGATGGGATTTACAATAGACTTTAGAAGAGTTGACACTACAAATAATTCACTAACAAACGAAGGAGTAATTACAACTTCTTATGATCCAAGAGGTGAAGTTAGACATGACGGGACAATTAGTCTTCAAGTTCAAATACTAAGACACCAAAACATGGGGGGACGTCAATTAGTATTTGATAGTGATCAAGCTATATTAGAAACTGAACCAAAAGAAGATGTTGACTTAGATATATACTATGAGGCTTCTAGTTCAATACCTTTGTTTTTAAATGAAAATAATATAAATGATTTCATACCCATAAACTGTAGTATATCAAGTGAAAGATCTAGTACTATAGGTGTTGAAAAAGTAACTCTACCTGGTTCTGGTACGTATAAAGTTTCTAATACAATAGCGAAACCACTTTTATTAAACAGTGAACTTCCAGATCCAATAGTTAACTTAAAGACTGATACAGACGGAACTGAAACAGATTTAGTAAATGGTGTTTACATAGGTGATGAATTAATCTTTCACCATGAAGATGGCATTAGAACTAGATTAAAAGTAACTGATTTTGTTAAAAAACTATCTACTGCTACTTCATCTAATCCTGGAGCTGTTGATGATGAACAATTTGAAGTTATACCTAAATATCTGCCAGTTCAAAGAAGAACACTATCTATTCAAGCTAATCCTGACACTACAGACACTGGTGATTGGGATCCAGCGGTTTATGGCGCAGGTAACGATTGGGACCCAGCGGTTGGTACGCATTTACTCAAAGTATCATTTTATCAAGATGAAATAACTCCTGGAACAGTAGCTGATATTAGTGTTGGTGCTCAAGTGTTAGGATTTAAAGAAGTTGACGCTAATGGTGATGACACGTTGACGGACCCTGTAGAAGGTGTTGCACCTCCAGGTATTGTTGTGGCTGGTATTTCTGACAATAACGTGGTATTAACTTTAACCAGCGCAACTGAAAAGCCATTTTACTATCAAAACTCAAATGGGACTTTACAGACGTTTGAAGAGTTTCAAGCCGCAGGTGTTATGGGTAGAAAATTTAAAATAACAATAGTTGATAAACCAACCGGTTATTATTCTGTTGATAAAAACGCATGGAAATATCCCGTTGATTTAAGTTGGTTCAACTGTTATTCTTTTGGTAACGGCGCTGAGTCAGATAGAATAAGAGATGACTTTAATGCACCTCAAATAAATAACGGTGTTACTGTTTCAACCACTTTCTCTGGTTACAGAAAAGAAAATAGAACAAGTGGATTGATATACTCCGGAATATACAACTCTACATCACAGATAAATAACTTGAACGAATTTAACATGTCTCAAGAAATAACTAAGGATTTAAACCCTTCTTATGGTTCAATACAAAGATTAAAGACAAGAGACACTGATGTTATTGTGTTAACTGAAGACAAAGTTTTGAAGGTTTTATCTAGTAAAGACGCTGTATTTAATGCTGATGGTAGTTCTGGATTAACAGCTACTAAAAAAGTTCTTGGTACAGCAATACCATTCGTTGGTGATTATGGAATATCTAAAAACCCAGAGTCATTAGCTAGTGATCAATATAGAATGTACTTTACAGACAAGCAAAGAGGTGCTGTACTTAGATTGTCACAAGACGGACTAACTCCAATATCAAACGTTGGAATGAAAAGTTGGTTTAGAGACAATTTGAAACTAGCTAATAAAGCTTTGGGTACTTTTGATGTGGTTAGTGGAGAGTATAATTTAACTTTGACTAATGAAAGCAGTAGCTATGATAAAACAGTTTCTTTTAGTGAAGAGTCAAAAGGGTGGGTTAGTTTTAAAACTTTTATTCCTGAAGCTGGGGGATCAGTTAGTGGCACGTACATAACAGCTAAAGGCAATAGTATTTACCAACATTACACTAATAGTCTTTATAATTGTTTTTACGGTGTAGATCCAAGTACGAACCAAAGCTACGAGTCATCAGTATCTGTTTTATTCAACGATGCTCCTGGTAGTATCAAGTCTTTTAATTCGTTTAGCTACGAAGGATCTCAGTCTAAGGTTATTCAAAATACTAGTGACACTAAGGAGTTTTACAATTTACAGAGCAAATCTGGCTGGTATGTTAATTCTTTTGAAACAGATAAACAAAGTGGTTCTATACCTGAGTTTATAGAAAAAGAAGGTAAATGGTATAATAAAATAAACGGAACAACTACAACTTTAACAAATTTAGATACAGGAGAATTTACTGTTCAGGGCATTGGTAATCCTTCTATTGTTTCAAGTGTGTATTTATAATAAATAATTTTAATGAACTTTTCACTCAACATAATAGATAATATTAATAGTAATTCTGGTATAATAAATGTCACTAGGAAAGGCCCTTACAGACTTACGACAACAACTAAAAATAGTGGTTTTGAAAATGAACAAAGAATATATAATATAAAAGGATCAACAACCTCTAAAAAAAGACTAACAATAGCTACAATAAGTATTGAATCAACTTCTGATGCCAATGAATTTGTACAAACACCTTTATTGAGATCAACAAGTAATTTAAAATTAAAACTTGTAAGTACAAATAAAAAAACAGCTACTTTTAATCCAGCTAGAAAATATATAAGTTCTTATGTTTTTGACGTAGTTTATTTCAACACTGCTTCAGTCAGCTCTCAAGATAATGTTTTTGCTAATTTAATTTACAAACAATCACCAGTACCAACAAGAGAAGGTGGAGCTGTAAATATCATAAAACAAATAAAGTTTGGTTCAAGCTATTTAAGAAAAGAAGGTGAAATAAGAGATATAGATATAGTTGGATCACCTGGCGCAACGGCTACTATAACTATAAGGGACGATAATGGTAACTCTATATTAGATAATAGAGAGCTTACAGAACTTGACAATCCTAATGCTATTGACCAAAACTTATTCTCCAACGTAAACACAACGTATAGTAGTGGTGTTGAAAGTCGCGCTTATAGCTTAACCATAGGATCAAGTGGTAAAGAATCTTTTAAACAACTTTTCCCAAGTATAGTTTCTAAAGCAACAGCTGTTAATGGTACTATGGCTGCTAGTGGAGCAACTAAAATTAAATTTGACGATTTAACTGGAGTTAAAGTTGGTGATAGAGTTATCTTGTCAGCATCACCAAATCAAACCGCTGATATACAAGTTACAGAGTTAAACCCAGATGGTGATGACGTAAACGAGTGTACTGTTTCTTCAAGTATAACTGCGGCTGATGATGCTGGAGTTAGTTTTCAAAGATCAAGAACTTATGATATAAATATACAAACTAGTAGTGGTCTAGGAGCACTTGTTCCAACAACTTCACCAACCTATAGATTATACCAACATAGAGATCCAATATTAACAATTAGAATTGAAGGTAATTCTACTTACACTATAGATCAATTCAATGGTGTTGCAACAGGTCTTGGCACGGGCACTGCCCATCCGCATGAAAAAAAATACTCTGGAACAGCAGGTTTTTCTGGAGAAAAAGTAGAGCAATACTCTGGAACTAAAAAATCTATTGATTTTTCTTATAGAATAACTGAGGCTTCTGGTGGTAAAAATATCACCGCTTTTAATATACCTAATTTTAACAACTCTGTTGATTCTGAACTTGAACCAGTTAACAACGCAAACAAGTTATCTGATTGGACCAACTCTGTTGTACGTACTAATGGTTTTACGAGTGTTGATATACACAATGTTTCAATAAGTAGTTTACCAGCATCAAGTGTTACGATCTCAGGAACACTAACGATTAAATCTTGGGGTTATAAAGACGTTACAATGGCGTTAGATCCTAGTAAATTAATAACAATACCATAGTAAAATTAAAATAATGGCTTATATAGATTTAACTTTTAACACAACAGTTTTAAGCAACAATACTTCAATGCATGTTGGTGACACAGTGTATTATTCTAATCCAACTACAAGTGATGGTTTTTCTGTTTCTAGTAGTAACGTTTTAATAGGAGATATAGAATCTATTTCCACTACCACTACTACAACTACAATAAAGGTTAACTGTGAAATAGATTTAGTATTACCAACTTCAGATAGTTTTATATTTTTTAGTAAAAACAACAATGTTAACATATCTTCTGTAAGAGGTTATTTTGGTTTAGTTGAATTAAAAAACAATAGTACTTCAGCTATAGAGTTGTTTTCTGTGGGTTGTGACGTATCTGAAAGTAGTAAATAGTGGCCAAAAAGTGTAACTATAAATTAGTAGAATAATTATAAAATAACAAATATGAACGGAGGAACTATTTTTAATAGCGATATTCAAGGTGAAGATATGTTTTATGGAGACGTGATGAGGCGTTATGAAGATCCAAATACTCAAGCTATAAATAGAAAGCTATGGAGAAGATCTAATCTTACTAATAGAGAAAATATAGCTAGGAAAAATGCTCGTAAAAACAAAATAGAATTAGAAAGATTAAAAAATATATATTCTACTCTAAGAATAACAAACCCGTACACAAACATGGAAAAAAGTTTGCGTTCTGAGAACTTACAGGTAGATAAAAAACAAGCAGAGTTTCAAAGAGACATGTTTAATCAAGGTCAAGTTAATATGCTACATACTTTACGTGGGGTAGGTGGTCCAAGCGGTACAGCGTCTTTAGCTCAAAAATTATTAACACAAGGTATGATAGCTTCTAGACAAGCTTCGGCTAGCATAGGTGAACAAGAAGTTCAAAATAAAGCATTATCATCTCAACAAGCTCAAAGACTTCAACAATTAGAAAGAAGCGGAATAAATCTAAGCGCACAATTTGATGCTAAAAAATTATCTTTACTAATGGGACATACACAAAGTGAGTACGCTTTACATAAGAAGCAGGAGCTAGACTACTATCAAGCATACGCAAACCAAAAACAAGAGCAGGCAAATGCGCAATCAAAAAGCATGATGGGATTTTTTAAAGGAATGTATAGAGTTGCTGAAGCGGCAAATCCCACGCCTGGAGGTGTCTCGATTGGATAAAATATTTTATATATGAAAAACAAAACAAAAGAAATAATTGGAGCGGTACTTTGTATACTGTGGATACTTATCATTCAAGTGTCAGGTATATTTCCTAGCAATAACAATGGTATTGTGTACGCGCTTGTCGCCCCATTTTTAGGACCCGCAATGCTAAACGTGATAACAGGCGCTATGGGTGGAGTCTTGGCTGGCGCAAAATATGCTAGTTTTGCGTTTGGTGGACGTGCTAGAAATCAACTAGAAATGGACAAGTTGTTTAGGGAGAGACATGCTGATGACGAGGCTAGAAGAACAAAAAGCAATCTATCGCGTTTAACAAACATGTATTCTAATCTTAGTATGAGTAATCCATATCTAAACATGGAAAACGCTATGGAAGATTTAACTATAAACCAAAATCAATATCAATTTCAAAGACAAGCGTTTCAACAAAGTCAAAAAAATATACTAGGAGCATTAAGACCTACGGCTGGCGCTAGCGGTGTTGCATCTTTAGCTCAATCTTTAGTTAGGCAAAACCAAGTGAGTGAACAGCAAATGGCCGCCAACATAGCAAGAGAGGAATCAAGAAATAGAAATTTAGCTCTTCAACAACGTGAGGGACTTGAAAGATTAGAAAGAGAAGGTAGAAGAATACCTATTAATTTTGAAGCTCAAAAAATGCAAACGCTGATAGGTATGGAGCAGCAAGAAATGATGATGAACAAAGAGTTACAGCAAAAATACTACGAAGGAGAAATGGGTAGAGCTAGTTCAGCTCTTCAAACCTCTGTTGGAATTCAAAGTCAGATGGCTGGAATGTTGTCAGATAGAAGACTTAAGAAAAATATAAAACACATAGGTAATTCACCAAGTGGTATTAGAATATATAAATTTGAATATATTAATGATAGCCTAGGAAAAGGAATGTACCAAGGTGTTATGTCAGATGAAATACCAAAAGAAGCTATCATAAAGCACTTAAGCGGATACGATGCTGTTGATTACTCTAAATTAGACGTAGAATTTAAAAATATAATTTAATATGAGCGATATATCATTAGAAAACTTAAATAGTATATTACAATATAATTTCGACTCTGAATTTGATGGTTGGGCTGGTAGAACAAATGATATGAGTAAAGTTGATATCGAATCTATACACAAAAATTTAAACTCACAAAAGAAAAAATTAAACTATAAAGATAACAACATAGATTATCAAAAACAATTAGGAGAAGCGGTTGATTACATTTCAGATTTAAAAGGAAAATACGACGATATCGTAATGATGAAAGATGAAGTTGTGCAAATAAATAACACGCCAGAGTTGCAAGGTAATAACTGGACTAATTTTAAAATGTCTAAAGCAGGGCAAGATATAGCTAAGATAGTTGGTGGAAAAGTTTCTGCACGTATGGAAAATGATATTTTAGGTTATGATGTAGATGGTGTATTTATGTCTACGTTTGATATTAGAAAAATGGTTAACAATACGACATTAGATAAAAGTAGTAAAGATATTCTTGATGCAATGGTAGAGTACTATAAGACTCAAGCCCAGAAACAAGGAGCAGGAGATCTTAATATAGAAGAAGCAAGAGGTAAGATAGACAGTGAAATAGTAAGCAAAGGGAACATGCAATCTCTTAAGTACGATAAAATTATAGAAACAAAAGGTGGTAACTTTATACAAGACTTTACAAATAACCTACAGTCAATGAGTCGTAAAGATTTAGGTATAACGCAAGGTAATGAAAAAGGTTCTGAAAAAGACATGCTTAGTTTAGAAGAAGCTACAATTATAACTAATGAAATGCAAAAAGATAAAAACTTAGAAAAAGAGCAATTAATTGATTATTTTACAGCTCACGTTTTTGAACAATACGAAAACGAAAGACGACAAAATCCAAGCTCTATATATAGAAACACACAACAAGATACACCTCGAGTAGAAGATTATACACAAGGTTCTTTATAAAAAATAATAACGGGTAACTAACGAAACAGTATGGAAGATAAAATATATGTTCTGTCTGATGGTAGAGTAAAGAAAGTACCAGCAGCACAGGACGAAGCTTTTCAAGCAGAATTAAAAGAAAAAGGTTTAACAGCAATGATACAATCTGATGTATCGGGAAACCAAATAAGCTCCACAGAAGATGCGACTGCGGAGCAAAAGACTACAGCATCAACTCAAGAGACGAATCAGTCTCAAATAAATCAACAGCAAGATACGGAATACAATTTGGAAGATGGTTCCTTGGAATCACAAATAGTAAATAGCAAAAACAAACTTGATAGCCTAGATAATGCTATAAGTAGTTTTAACTATGAAGCTAAATTTGAGCAAATTGAAAAAGATATAGAGAGGATAAACAACACTGATTATGCTTCTAATGAGGAGGTTGAAGACGCAAATAAAAGAGTAGAAGAATTAAGTGAACTATACCAAAACATGTACATTGATTACAAGAACGTGCATAACGAGTATGAAACTTCGAGAGATGATTACAACAAATTAATAGGTCAAAATAAAAAAGGAAAAAAACAAAAACCTAAAAACAAACTAGCAAAAGGTATACTTACCGCCGCTTTTGG